AACAATGCGACGATTTTCGCCGTATAAATCAATTAGCACTTCAGCCATGTCCCACGTTGTAGCGCCTTTTAAGTTAAGCTCATTAAACACGCGCAGTTCTACAGCTCTACCGTTTACCTTGATAATGTTAGCGCAGATAGCAGTTAGCGGATCGTTATTAAAGTCCATGCCTACATAAAGCGGCAGTTCTTCATCGTCTTCGATAGTTGAATCTACGTTAAGCATCGAAAAACAGGACACGACCAATCCCGTGTTGGACAGAATCTTGGCCTCGTATTCACGTTCAAACACCTCTGGAGCGAGTGTTCTTTTTGCTTCTTCGATTTCAGCGATAGGAATGTTGCCGCCTTGCAAGGAAGTGTACTCATAAAGCGTCCACTGCTGCGGGTCGAGTCGATCAAGCCCAGGATCGGCAAGGTCGGCATCTTTAAGTAATAGAATTAGCTCATAGAACCATCCGGCAGTACCCTCTGGCGATGGCGTGGTAGTAAATAGCGCCCAACCGCCACGGTCCGACAGTGCAGGGCGAATAACAGAACGCCATGTGTATTCTTGCTGAAACGCGCACTCGTCAAGCACAACACCTGTTAATGCCGGCCCGCGCAATGCGTCTGGGTCTTCCGATCCCTTGAGATAAATGACAGAACCGTTAATTAGGTCAATGCGCAAATTGGATTCGTTTTTCTTTCTTATCCAACGCTCTGGAATGATAGCCTTGTAAGTATCCCACGCGATATCTTTTGCCATTCGATAGGTTGGGGCAACGTAATAGTAAACCCCTTTCCGCTCTGCTGCGCCGCGCAGTAGTTCAACGCCGCCAAGCACTGTCTTGCCTCCTCTTCGGCCAGCAAGAACAACACGAAAGCGGCGCCGATCGTTAAAAATTCGCCCCTGTATTGGCCGCAGGGACAGTTGATTCCTGCCGGCCAGGAAGTCGCCGCTTTGGCGTAATCCTGTTGGGGCAGTTGCTACGGTCACGCCGGCTTGATCTTACTGGCTGACTGTAGCTCATGCCTTTTGGAGCCGGCAGGCTAGACTAGGAGCAAACGCATTGCCGCGATGAACACTGCAAGGGCACTAATATCACTTCCAAATTATGCAGACAAGGAAAGTCCATTTTTCATGGACAGTACAGTAGTGCAGATGCGCCAAAAATGGGAGATCATGCGTGCCGTTACCATGGGCACCGAGTATTTACATGCAAACGCTGAAGTTTACTTGCCGCGTGAGCCTAGGGAAAATTCGGTAGATGGTAGTAATTATGACCCGTGGGAGGCTCGCGTCAATTTATCTGTTTTGGCGCCATTTGTTAAGCGGTTGATCAGCAATGCTGCTGGCATGGTGCTTCGCAGGCGTATCAGACTGGAAGGTGGCGACCCATATTGGGAGAACGAGTTTAGGAAGAATGTCGATGGTGACGGCACTTCCTTGGATCAGTTTGCTAAAAAACGATTAGAGGTTGCGCTGACTTATGGTATGTCGTCCATAATTGTTGACGCAGAAAGACGGGTTGCAGTATCCGGTGTAGACGAAATTGATCCGCTGCGCCCTTATTTTGTGCCGGTTGATCCGTGGCAGTATTTAGGCAGCCGGCGAGAAAGCGATAGCCCCGGCGCAAAGCTAGATATGTTTCGCTATCAAGAGGAGCGCAAAGTCAATGATGGCACTTACGGAGAGAAGTATGTCGCCATCGCTCGCGTCATCGTGCCAGGGGCCTACGAAATAAGGGAAGCAAACAAAAGCACGGGTGAGTTTGGAGAGTTTTTGCTTAACTATGTTCCACTCGTGAACATATACACGGAAAAAGAAGGTTACTTGTGTGCCTCTCCGCCACTGTCTGACGTGGCTCACCTTAACATTGCGCATTACAGGCGACTGGCCGACTTACTGCATTCGCTGCACATTGCCGCCATCGGCTTGCTAGTGCTTGAAGAATACGATGGCGCAGAAGGTGTTACGGGCCAGAACTACGCCATTAAGATGAGCATCGGCTCCAAGGCGTATTGGGTCGAATGTGACGCGGGTTCCTTTACGGCGCAAGCGGAATTACTGGATCGCCTAGAAAACGAAATCTCGCATCTTGGCGTTACTAAGCTGCTGGGCCAAAAATTCGTCGCAGAAAGTGCCGATGCAAAACGCATCGACCATCAGCAGGCTAATTGCGTGCTGGCGGTTGCCGCGATGGAGCTTGAGTCAGGCTTAAATGAAGCCTTTAGGATGGCCGCAGAATACAGAAACGTTGAACCGCCTAAAGTTGTGGTCGATAAAGACTTTGACTTCTACCGCTTGCTTGGCCAAGATGTAAGCGTGCTAAGTGATCTGGAGGAAAAGGGACAGATTACGACAGAATTACTGCTTCGCATTTTGTTCCAAGGCGAGTGGATACCGGAAGACGTAGACCTGAAGGATCTTGGCGAAGCTGTCAAGAAAATCAAAAAAGCAAAGGAAGAGGCAATGATGAAGCAACAGGAAATGCAAAACGCAAATCAAGCCGGCACGCGCCCGCTTGCCAGTGCGTAGGCACACTAAAAAGCCCCCAAGCTGCGCGATCCGGCAACCTGGGGGCTGTCGTGCTAGCACTGCAATCAGTGTCCGCGCTCACGCTGAGAGGTTCTGGTCGCCCGAATTTGTTCAGCCGCAATCATTGGCTGCTTGATAACCCTGGTTTCGCATTTGCCATTGGGCGCGACGGTCTTTTCCATGACCAGACCGCTAATGTTGACGGTTTCAACCATGGGGGCGGCTTCAGTGTCATCCAGCTCGTCGTCCGGTGCAACAGGCGGCGCCGGCGCAGCAGGCGGCTTGGCTGGTGCGGCGACCGTGGCTTTAGGGTCTGGAGTTGGCATGGGTGCTTTTGATCAGTTACACGCTACACTGTAGCGCATCCACCAAGCTCCAATCATGTCGCTCACGCCAGAGGAAATCGCCGCACTGCAGGCCAAGGCCGCCGAAGCAGACGAGCTTAAGCAGCGACTTAACGCATTAGATGCCAACAAGGAAGCAATTTTAACTGAAAAGAGAAAGCAGGCCGATCGACTTCAGGAGCTGGAGGATCAAGAGGCAGCTCGCAAGAGAAAAGAGTTGGAAGATCAACAGAGATACCAAGAGCTACTGAAGCAATCTGAAGACGAAAAAGAAACGCTGCGCAAGGAACGGGACGAGGAAAAGGCAGCAAAAGCTAAAATAGAGGAGGAGCGCGTTCAGGATCGTTTGCGTGCTGACTTCCTGGCCGTCTTCAATGCTGCAGAGGTACATCATCCGACTCATGCCTGGGGCTTACTTAATTCGTTAATTGTTGACGACAACGGCAAGACCGCCGCTACTGTTGGGGGCCAAAAAGGCACTGTCGCGGAACTTGCTGGCAGGCTGCGGAAAGACCCTGAGCACGCCTACCTGTTCAAGCCCAAGGGCGGCAGTGGCGGCATGGGCTTAAGGCCGGCTACGGGTGAGCCTGCCGCTGCTGCCGGTAACCCGTACCTCCCTGGCGGCAGGGTGACAGATCGCATTGCCCTGGAGGCAAGTGATCGTGAATTGGCTGCTAAGCTGAAGGCCGAAGCGAGCGCTGCTGCTCGCAGTCAGGGGTAAGGCAGCGCCAAGCCACTGGCAAAAGCATCGCTGCTGCGCGGTCGTGCTGACCAAACACAAACCTTGCTTTTTATTCAGTGGCTTACCTTGGCAACTTGGGCGGCACCTTTGCCGGTGACGTTACCAGTCTTACGAGACTCGCTACATCTGGCGAGTTTGCTTCTTATTTGCAACAAGAGATTTACGAAAAATCTCTGATGGTCCGATCTGGCATTCTTGCCAGAAGCAGCGAGCTGCTTGTCAACACGACCGGCGTTCGCGTTGAAGCGCCATTCTTCCGCCCGATTGATCCGGTGGAAGAGATTATGACTTCCGGCAACGACTGGGGGCAGTCTGGCGAGGGGCACTTTTCTTTCCAGAAGATCCTAAGCGGTACACAGTACGCCACTATTACTCATCGTGGCTTTGCTTACGCCGTTGACAAGTTGAGTCGGCTTGCAAGCGGCGAGGATCCCTTGCTTGCGCTTGGTTCGATGCTTGAGCCTGGTATCAACAAGCTCAAGACGCGCAAGATGATCTCCCAGTTGGAGGGCTTGCTTGGCACTGGCGGACCGCTTAATGCTACCAACAGCCTCAACAAAGCTGTCACCACTGGCGCCACTATCGCCAACTACCTGACTCCCCAGAACGTCATCGAAGCCCGCTACAAACTGGGCGAGCGGCAGGATCAGGTTACTACCATCTTCATGCACTCGCTTGTTCAAGCGTATCTTGAAGAGTTGGGTTTCCTTACTTACGATGCCGACCGCAAGGGCATTAACAAGCGCTTGCTGATTGGCAACGCTTACAACCTCAATGTTGTCGTAGATGACCAGTTGCCGATCATCGGCACCAGCGGCCAGCAGCGGCAATTTGTCACTTACCTTTGCGGTGAAGGCGTTATCTTGGAAGGCGATCAAACTCCGCTTGAGATCGAAACCGATCGCAATGCACCTTCCAAGCAGGACGGAATTATTGTGGATTACCACCACAGTTTCCACGTTCCTGGTACGAGCTGGAGCGCTGCCACTGACAACCCGTCGAACGCGGCGCTTGCAACTGGCTCAAACTTTGCGCTTGCTTACACTGAGCCGCGCTTGATTCCGCTTGTGCGCCTGGTTGTCAATTCGCCCTATGGGGGCACGATCTGACCTTTGATGGTATGATCTGACCCGAGCCGTGGGGGCGGCTCCCTCTGGTTGCCTGTCGAGCCCTCAGGATGTGATAGTCCTGGGGGCTTTTCTATGGCCGATCTGGGCGGCTTTTGTGCTATGTTGTGTTCCCGTGTCGGCTTTGGCCGCAAGGCGTCGTTCAGGCAGCGCTGCAGCAAACCCTGAGGAACCGGCATGGAGCATTTCAGTGAGCGAAGGGGCTATGCTGGGGGCCGAGCCCCGCATCGCTTCCCGATGGCCACCTTCAATACGATCAATTTCGGCAAGACCTTTACCGTCGCCACCCTGCCCTCTTCGCCTGTTCTGGGCATGGAGCGCGTCTTGACCGGACTCACTTCCCCCACCGTGGGCTCCGCGCCTGTGGCCGGCGGTAGCGCCAACGCCAAGGTCTGGTACAACGGCACCGCCTGGCGCGTTGTCGCGGTCTGAGGCGCCATGCAGACGCGTTGGTGGCCGTGGCATCGCCTGGCCAATCCCTATCCGTATTCTGCAGTCAGCAGCGAGCCAGCGTGCAACTGCACGCCGCCTACGCTGATCGTGGTAGCCGATGTAGACACTTACATGGCCGGCACGCTAAAGGCGGACGGCTGGGCGGCATTGACTACAACGCAAAAGGGGCAGGCGCTTAAGTCTGCCCAAGATGCGTTGCGCACTTTGCGGTGGTGTACTGACGAGGCAACGTGCTGCGGCAAAGCACTGACCGCAAGTTATATCGCTGCCGCATCGGAGCTTGCGCTTGTGCTATTCAATGATAGCACAGCAGTTTTTGGCGCTGCTAATCAACTTCCAGCCCGAGCTGTCAAGCGCGAAAAGTTCGATGTATTTGAGCGGGAATTTTTCGATCCCAGTCTCGTCGCAAAAGTATTGCCAAGGGATAAGCGCGTTGGCAGTAATTCGCCAACTGTATTGCGCTTGTATCCATGGTTGATTGATTTAGTCGGTTGCTGGGTTGACCGGCAGAATCAGACTATTATTCCAATGTTCCGAGGGTAAATGGCTGCTCCGCAAGACGTATGGGCAAAGCCACTTGCCGAGGAAATGATAAGCGAGTACAGGTGCCAGTCACTTGTCTACGTCAAGGTAAGTTTTGGCGCTTATGACGAAGTAGCGGGAAACGTGCCTAGCATTGAAACCAGATTTAACGCTGCTGGCGCTGTAATGCGCTCAAAGAAAGCGGAGCGCGATGGCGTGCAGCAGGGGCATGAAGTCGAGGCATGGGTTGATCACAAAACGGTGCCTTGGCCGATTACTTCCAGCGATCGGCTGGAGTACCTTGGCCGCAAGTGGAAGGTAACTGAAGTCGCAAGTTACGGCAGTGGCAGTGACGGTAAGCCTGTCGGGCCAGTTTATCTAACTTCATTAGACGGCAAAGTGATTGCTACGCTTGACGGCAAGCCGTTCATCACGCAAGGCATAGAAGGCGGAATAGAAAAATTTACCATGTACGCTTCCAGGATCACGGCAAGAGCAGAATAATGGCACGACGCAAAAGGCCGGTCAAGAAAGGCAAGGGATTCGGCATTGAAAAAATGGCCGAAGATGTTAGAGACGCTGCAATTAACGCTTTGCGCAATGCCGCAAAGGAAGTTGTCAATGATCTGGCTGCTGCTAGTCCAGACTGGAGCGGAGAATTTAAGGGAAACTGGTTTGTTGAAACTGCGGACGGCAAAAGAGGCCGGCCAGGTGGCGAAGGAGGTAAGTACAGCTTGTTCAATATCCCGCAACTTAAAGCGCAAGGTCGAAATGCCAAGGGGCAGTTTACCGCAGCCAAGCCAATAAGCGCTGGCAAGGTCGAGTTGTTCATTGGCAACTCTTCGCCTTACGCGCAAGAGGCGATGGACCTTATCCCTGGCAAGTTTTTCTATCCAGGCTTTGAACCAAAGGGCAATGTTGTTGCAAAGGGAAAGCGGCAAGATGACATTAGGGGTAAGATTGACCAGGGGCGCGGCAATAATCGCTCTACTGCTCCGCTGGACTGGTACACTACCTACATGGAAGGGGGCGCGTTTACCGCTGCCTTCAACAAGGGCGCCAAGGCTGGCTTTCTTGTTCCCGTCAACCGTCCACGTTTTAACTGAACTTTACTATGGCGGCTCCACTTCAGCAAATTCGTGGCATCTATGAGCGCATTGTCATTGACAACGCTGCTCCCGTGCCGGTTTACGCCGAAAATCAAACAGCGGTAGATTTTGAAGCATTAGATGAATACTGCTTTGTGCGTGTCAACTTTGGCCTGATACAGGCGCCTGTTATTGGTGCCCAGGCTCAGTGGCACATTCGCGGTTCGGTTATATGCGAAATCTTTACCCGTAAAGGCATTGGTCCTGGTCGGGGGATGCAAATTGCGGCGCCAATCATCGAAGCGCTGTCAGCATTGAATGGCCCCATGCCGCCGGCAACACAGGAGATCATCGCTCGTGTCGGGCCGGTCACTGGGCCAACTCAGGCGCAACTGCAGGACCGCTCGCACCATTTCACGCGCTTCTCCATGCCCCTGACGGCCCGCCGCAGGCCATGATTGGCTACGGGGGCACGATTGCCCTAGACTGAGCGCCGAAGCCCTATTGCCGGCCACGGGCCGGAATCCCTGATGCCCGTTACCAACTGTGGCCCCGTGTCGGTTCTGACCGGCCAAGATGGCATGATCACGATGAAGCCGCCGGGCACTCTGGCCTGCTTGCTTGACAAGACCGATTTTCCTGCTCCGGTCAGTCCTGCCACGACTTCTGTCCTTTCAATTCCTCCTAATTCTGATTTCCGCGTCAACGACCCCGTAACTTTTACGGAAAAGGGCACTGCCAATCTTGATGCCGCAATCACTGACGGAACGGTTTATTACATCAAAACCCGTCCTACCCTTGGCACTTGCACTATTTCCGCCACTCTTGGCGGCGCTGCGATTGCGTTTACCGGCAACGGCGGCTCGGGTGGCGCAAACACGCCGGGCGATGGGAACCACATCGAGATGACCTTTGCCATGGCTTACGCCATGTGCGAAGTGCCGTCTGTCGATCTGACGCTTACCAGGGGCGAAATCGACGTTACCTCTATCCCTTGCAAGCCCGGTTCACTGTTTGGTCCCAAACTTGCTCGATTCCGCAGATTCCAAGCTGGCTTTGCTGACGGTAGCGGCACCTTGACACTGCGGCTTACTGAAGATCGTGCCGCGTTTACGACCCGCCTTATTCAGGGCACAATGTTTAACGATCAGCACGGCGCCGTGCTGAATGCGTATTTCCATGCCGTGGCTACTACTGGCAACCCTAACACGGTTGACGATGCGGCTTCGCTGCCTTGCAGTTTTCCTGTTGTCCTGCTTGGCTTCAGTAGCGCAATCAGTCAAGACGATAGCCCAACTGAGGTTTCCGTCAACTATCGAATTAGCGATACTCCTAGCAACTTGATGGGCCTGACCGGCTTCTGATTGCTTGCAAATGATCACACGGCGGGGCTTCGGTCCCGCTTTTTTCATGCGCCGATCCAGTGCTATGATTCCATCGCTGCACTGAACAACTCCCATGGCCAAGAACGTCAAAGAACTGCTTAAAGCGACACGCCAGCGCCGCAAAGTGGAGATCACGCTGAGCACTGGTGCTGTGTTCGATATGTACTTCATGCCGCTTACTGAAGCGGAAGACGAAAAGATTAGGGAAGCGGTTGCCAGGGACAACGGCACCAACGCCTACGGCTTGCGCGTGCTGATGCTACGTGCTGAGTACGAGGATGGCGAGAAAATGTTTGACCTGGTTGCTGACAAAGGCACAATGCGCCATGAGTACGCAAAGGCAGACTTAACCACCATGATGGAAGCACTGATCTTCAATGGAGGCGTGCTGGCGGGCCAGGACTCCAAAAGCAATCAAGGAGGCGATCAAGACTGATCCCGCTTTGATGCTTCGGCTTGCATTGTGCAAAGAGCTGGGAATGACACCTTCTCAGCTCAAAAACAATGCAACTCAGGATGACATAATTATGCTCGCTGCATATTTTGAGATCCTGGCCGATCAAATCCCGAAACCAGGGGCTCCGCCTGTTCGCTGAACCGAGAGGCGCTAAGGTGGGGTCGCTGGTGCCGGGGCGGGAATGGCTGATTATACAGGGCTAATCCGAGTCGGCATAGAAGGTCTTGGCCAGATTCGGCAGCTTAATACAGAACTTGAGAGGACAAATCGGCTAATCAATGGCCTGGAAGGTGCCGAGGCAAATGTAAGGCAAGCCGGCGAATCGGCTAGTCGTAATGTTGCTGCAGCTTCCCGTGGCCTTGGGCGGGCAATCGGTGATATGCGCGGCGCCGGAAGGGCGCGAGCGAGCGCAGCACAGCGCCGCGATCCCGCCGGCAAGTATGCGGCAGGCGGCGGCACAATGGCGCAGCGCAGGCTGGCGAACCAGCTCTACACAGATGCCACAGATCGCGCCAGGGCGGCAAGCAGAAACCTTAGAGAGGAGCAGCAAAATCGACGCCTAATAGCTGCGGCTGAAGGCAGGTATGCCAGGGCTATAAATCGCGCCGCTAACATCCAAGAGCGTACCGGGGAAAGGCGCAATGACCAAGAGCTTCGCAATCGGCAAACGATGCAAGGCATCGGCAGTGCAAGCCGTGGCAATTATCTTACCAACTTATTCCAGGGTAGGCAGCGCGAATTTGCGCGAGGCGGCGGCGGGGCGGGGCTAAGCCAGGAGCTACAGCAGCAGGCGCGTAATGTTCGTGGCGCATGGGATCTCGCTACTGCCGGCGGCAGGGAGAACCTGCAACTGATGCAACGAATCGCTACGGAAATGGCTGGTTTGTTGCGCCAGCAGAATGAGCTTAATCGTGGCCGCGCTGGGCGATCTATTGCATTTGAAGCCGGAAGACGCGGGCAGGAAAGAATCACCGATCTCTCCAGGATGCAAGGGGCAAACCCCGGCAGGATTAGAGGGTTGCGTTCTCAGGCTACAGAAGTAATCTCCGCAAGCAATCTTGGCGATATTGCAGGCTCGCGTGAGGCCACAAGGCGCATGAATGCGTCGATTGGCAGGTATGAGCGCGAGCTTAATGGAGCAGCGCGAGAGTTGTCCGCTCAGCAAAGAGCGCAAAGAACAGCGCGAAGGCGTATCGACACTGCTGCGAGAGCGGCGGGAGGCGCAGTTGACAAAGGACTCGCAACCGAAGTATCGCTAAATGACAGAACATTTAACGATAGGCTGCGTGAATCAAAAGAACGCGCAAAGCGAGAGTCGGACCTGTTCAAGGCAAGCAGCAAAGAAGCCGGAAAAGACTTTGATCAAAGGTTGCAGAATCGCGTCAGAGAGCGGCAAGCGGAGCAGCGCTCTGCTGTCCGTGACCTAAATACAAGGTCTAGCTGGCAGAAAGCGTTAAGCGAAATGGAAGACCGAAAAACAGTTTCTGATCGTGAAAGGAGCAGGCGTTTTAGAGAAAAATTTTTAGCTGAGGAAAAGCGGCAAGCCGATCTTGGCATCGGTGTTAATGCTCCCACCCGCATCGGCGGGCCAGTTAAGCGCACGGGCGCTATTCCGATGGGCGGGCAAGGCGGGCGGCAGGGCATGTTCAATCAGTACGCTTCTCTTGCTGGTCCCGGCAACCCGATTGGTATTGGAGAGTTTCAGAGAATCCAAAAGGCGCAACGCGAGCAGCAACGCCAGCAAGGCAATCAAAAGGGCTTTTTCCAGGGTGACTTGCGCAGTGCGATTGGTGATGCGCTGATTGGCGGTGCATTTCCCGCTCTGTTCGGCCAGGGCCTTGGTGCATCGGCTGGCGGCGCAGTCGGAGGCCTTGCTGGCGGCGCAGTCGGAGGCAACTTTGGTTTCGGCCTTTCCCTCGTCGGCACTGCAATAGGCCAAGTCGTTGATACGACCATTGGCAAACTAGGGAGCCTTGGCGATGCGCTAGGCAGCGCGTCAGACTCGATTAAGGGATTGGAGGATGCTGGCTTCCGTGTGCGCGATAGCCAAAAGGTGCAAATTGCTCAGCTAGAAAAAGTTGGTCGTGGCTACGATGCACAAGCGGTAGCGCTCAAGGAAGTTGAATCCAGGCTTGGCCCTGGCTCAGTTGCGCAGATAGAAAAATTAAACGAAGCCCAAAAGCAGCTTTCTGATTCCTGGGCGGCGCTTTCATTGCAACTCGGGGTATCACTGATTCCGGTAGTTGCCGAGGCCGCTAGTCTTATTGCGGACCTGTTCGGCAGATCCCCTGGCGGTTCAGGGTCCGGCGCTGCACCTAAATCCACCAGACCACGTAAGCCATCGGAAGTGCTTGCGGATATTGACGCATCCATAGCGTTAAACCAGACACTCAAGGCCGGAAACAGGGAATACGCCAGCCTTGTGCGCGATGCAGAAGATTGGCGGCGCGACAATGAAGATAAGATTTTTCAAATGCGCCGCCAAGGCGTTGACATTGAAAAACAAAAGTCAGATTTACGCCTTGACGTAGAAAACAAAATCTTTGACATGAGGCAGCAAGCTGCCACCCTAGAAGCAGACAATACACGCGCTCGCGCACAGCTTGCCATCAATTCATTTGGCCTTGGTCTTGACCGGCGAGCTGACGCCATTGGAGGCAGGGCCGGTGACTTTATCGCTCAAGTCAGGGAATACTTGCAAGCGAGGGATCAAGGCGAGTCCGAATTGCAAGCCAAGGAAAAAACAGCAAAGCTGCAAATTGCGGCCAACGAGCGAAGCCTGCAGCAGTACATTTTGCAAGTCTCGGACAAAGTTGCCTCCATTGCGAGAACCGTAGAGGACTACAAGCGTGATCAGGAGAAGTTCAGATTTGAGTCGTCAAGGCGAATAGAAGACTATCGCATCAAGGCGGAAGATTACATCTACAGCCGCGTCAAGGATCGCTATGAGTACGCGATTGGTAGCGAGCAGGAAATACTGCGAATCAAGATGGAGGCCGCTGCTGCGTTGGGGGCGGCATTGCCAGCAGACGCAGGAAGGGTGCTTAGCGGCACCGGGCCAACTGCAGTCGGTATGGCCGGCTTAGCAAATCCACTCGGGGCACAAAGCAGCGGGCGGGCGCCTAACTGGAATCAGGGACTTGGCGCTGGCCGTGGCCACCAAGGGCAGGATATTGGCGTTGACGTTGGCACGACCATCCATGCCATTGAAGATGCGGTTGTCGAAGGAATAATCAAAGGATTCAGCAGGGACGGCAACCCCAGAGCTGGCGATGCGGTCATGCTTCGCTATCTCAGCGGGCAGCTTGGCGTTTACGGCCACATTAAGCCGCTCTCTGGTATCGCCCCCGGTCAGCGTGTCAAAGCCGGCCAGCAAATTGGAACCATATCGGACTGGGGCGACAACAGCCACTTGCACTATGAGCTGTGGAAGCGCAGGCGCGGCGCTGGCGGCGAACTGCTTGACCCAACGGAAAGATTGCGCTCTGCAATGAGCGGCAGGCGTGCCAGGCCACCAATGCCAGCCACTTCTTCCCAGAGAAGGTCAGGGCCGGCAATGCTGCTCCCCGGCGTAACAGGGCCGGCATTGCAGCCGTCTGCGCCCGCTACGACGGACAGCATGTTTGACCGGCGGCAATCCTCTGCCCGCCCCGGTATTGGCGATCAATTTATTTCGCTGCTTAGCAAGCAAGGCGGGTTTGAGGATACCGCTGGGCCTGCAATCGCGCAAAAACGGCTGCCGACTTACGCTCCTGCGCCGCTGGCACCGCCGACCCTGCCGGCATCGCCGCAACTGCCAGCATCGCCAGCGCCGATGGCGATGCCTGACATTAAGCCGCTCGCAACAGAGCTGCGCAAGCAGAACAGCGAGCTACTGCAGAGCGTGCAACTTGCCAACAAATTAGAGCAAGTAGAAAATGGTCGCCTACTACTTCAGTTGTCGAGCACCAGGGAAGTGCGCGATCGACTGGAAGATGCCACCAAGGAACTTGCGCTTGAATCTAAAATTGCCGAACTCGGCAAATCTTTAAGTGACAACGATCAAAGCAGAGCAGTAGAAAGAACTCGCACAGCTTTTGCTGCTGAAGAATTAAATAGGCTTGAGCAGCAAAGCCTGGGTTTTGCTAATGAACTGCTGCAAAAAGGCAAATTACAGAAAGAAGAGTACGATTCTATAACAAGGGGGCTTAGGGAGAGAATTGGCTACGAAAAAGACTTGCTCCAGGTAGCGGAAGACAGGGCCGAAGTCGCACGGCAAGAAGCATTTAACCAAAGGTCCGGGGAGATTGTGCGCGAGACTCGGCTCGTTGGCGCTGGCTTGCGTGCTGGCCGCATCGGGGCGGAAGCGCGTGCTTTTGAGGAGGAGTTGAGACTTTCCGGCGATGTTGGCAAAGCGAATCAAATGGCCGATAATACTAAGCGGCTTGAAGATCAACGACTCGTCTGGGCTAATCTTGAAAAAGATATTGTCAGTGTATCCGATGCAATCTCTGGCGCATTGACAAATGGTCTGGTCGATATTGTAAGCGGGGCTAGAAGCATCCAGGACGTAGGCCGCGACATGCTCAATAGTATCGCTGGCAGCTTTGCAGACTCCGCGCAACAGCAGCTCGGCAATTTGATGCAACGTCAACTCGGCGGATTGCTTGGCGGCCAGCAAGGGCCACTCGTCAAGATGCTTGGTGCCGGCGCGGAGGCGGCCGGTCCGCAGGCGCTGGGTGCCGCCTCCATGGTGGCCTCTGGCCAGGTTGCAGCATTCGGCATGGCGCTACAGACGGTCGCCGCTCAAATGGCCTTCTCCAGTGCCCTGGGCGGGGGCTCGGCGCTGTCCGGTGTGTTGGGTTCGGCGGTTTCCGGCGCCGCGCCAAATTTGTTCGGCAACGCACTGTCAAGCAACATAACGGATATTGCATTCGGCGGCTTTCTTGCTAACGGTGGCACGGCACAAGCCGGCAAAGGTTATGTCGTTGGCGAAAAAGAACCAGAGTTTTTCTTCCCTGGCGTTACCGGCAGGGTAGTGCCACGCAGTGACATGGAAAAAGCCGCTGCATTAGGCCAATCCGGCGGGCAAGCTGATCCGCTGGAATTGGATTACACTGTGACCGAACGGCAAGGCGAGCGCATGGTTACAGAGGAGCAAATGCGCAGAAACAATGCTCTGCTACTTAAGCAAGCGCAAGCCAGAACGCTTGCTTCCATGAGAAACAATAAAGAAGTCCGTGACTTTGTGAACATCTAATGCTTTACGCTACCCATTACATTGAGTTCCTGACTCCTTCCGGCGCTTCATTTCAAGTGCCGCAACGGTATCAACCTTACTTTATTGGAGAAACGAGAACCTTTAACGGCTTACAGTATCAGTTCAGCCCGTACAGCATTGCAGGCGATATTTCAACTGATGGCAACGAAAGTGGCGATTTTGAGCTAATCGCGCCTGGCAACATGATTACAACTGCAAAGCTAGCGCAAGCGTCCGAAGACCTAAACCTTATCAAGATTTCGACCGTCCTGCTTGTCGGCACGCCGCCAGACAGCGCAGGCAGTTACCCAATATGGACTGAGCTAAATTTTCTAAGTTCAACCATTTGCGTTTGCGATGCTTATGGCTACACTGATGCGATCCCGGACCAGGAGGACGGCGACGATAACTTTCCCGTCGTGACGTTAAGGCTTACGAATCCTTTGAATTTTGTCACCGGCACCGCGCCAACCCGTAGACTCACGGCGGCTCAAGTCGGGCCATTGCCATCCTCTGGAGGCATAACGTTTTGACATTCTGGCGTAAATGGTCTGGCCTGCCTTGGGGGCTTGGCGCGGATCCCCGGCAGGGTCGAGCTGCCTGCTGCTTCAGGACCGCTCAGGCGACCCGCGAGGAGCTTGGCCTGCCCTGGCCGGCAGAACTGATGAAGGGCTGGTACGCGGCTGCTCACAGCGGCGCCTGGGACGACCTGCGACGGGACTGGCACGGCTTGACTGAACCGATCGAGAAGCCTGAGGCCGGCGCACTGATCCGCTTCGACCGGGGAGACGACAGCTTTGGAGTTGGCGTACTGCCGGATGAGCGTACACTGATCACCGTGCGTCATTACGGGCGCCTAATTGTCGGCCCGCTTGCTGCTTGCGGCAAGATGAATCTTTATCGCTTACGATGATCCCACTTCTTCCCTACGAAAAGCGTCTCGCTGAGATCCTTGGCGTCTCAGAAGAAGTGTATCAACAATGGAAGGCGATTACGCTTAAGGCGTCAATAGAGAAGCCAGCGGAAGGCCCGGTATGCGGTCCACTTGTGCCGGTACTCGTAAACCTGGCAATTTCCGTTGGCCTTACATTACTGTCGTCCCTGCTATTCCCGCGTCAGCAGCAATCCAGAATTGTTGCCACCAGAAAAACTGGCTCACCAATTACAAGCAACCAGCGGTCATCGCCGCGTTTTGGGTTTGATTCAATCCAGGAACCAGCACGAATCGGGCAGTTCGTGCCAATCGTTATCGCTAAACGTGAAAACGGTTTAGGTGGTGTGCGCGTAGCGATGCCGCTTATCTGGTCGCAGATCCTAGCATGGAAAGGCTCGCAAATGGCGAGGCTTATATTCCTGGCTGGTTCTGCAAACATGGCAGCCGATGCCTGGGATCCCGCCGGCTGGGCACTTGGTAACAACACGCTTGGCGCTTACACCTACACTGGTGCCGCAATTACCAACTCGGCCAGATACAGCATCTACTATTCGCCGACTGGTGGCAGGATAACTAGCGCTAATTTGGTTGCCGGCAGGCAGGCGAGCACTGATATTGGCAATTTCACCAACTACGGCGGGCAAGATGTTTTTGCGGTTGGTACTGGCGGCAATCAGTACAAGCGGGCATTTTGCATGGCTGAAACGCCATCGACGAGCAGGGCATTTGGCCTTCATGGCTGGTGCCCCAATGCAATGATGCGACGGCCTACGGTAACTATCCAGCCTACTATTGTGGCTAGGATTAGCAGTAGCGACAAGGTGCGGACCGATGACGACGCGGCAGCGCTTGTCGAGTTACACAAAGGCAAAATTGTTTGGTCAACACGCAGCGGCCTGCGCCAACGCAATGGCGCGAATGTAGTCAGCTCTGACTTTGGCATTATAGAGCAAAGTGTTAGTATCGGTGATTATTTACTTTACGTTTTACACAGCAGCTCCGATGCTGACACAGTAATTAAAGTAGACCAATCAAACTCACGAATCAACGATAACAATTCCGCCTTTGAAGAGTCGATGAGCGGCATAGCGTCTTCCGTTGCGGCACTGCAAAACGCTGCTGACTCTGCACTTATCCCCAACGAGCTTTACAGGATCGGAACTTGCTGGGCCATCCTGGAGGAAAGGAACTCCGCAGATCCCAATGAAACGATTTTTGTTAGCGATGCAGAACAAGAGCCGGCGGGAAACGGCAATACTGTGTCGTATGTGTTCAGGGTCGTAAAAGCTGGCACCGCGAACTTTATCGGGCCGGGCTTCTTGAACCCGCCGCCACTTTTGACGCAGACGGGGAACATAATCCTTCCCGGCGAACACTGGCCTGCTGATAACATATCAGCTGCAGGCAACGGCACCGAGGAAAGGTACAAAACGTGTTCAATGGCATCGCAAGTTTTTCGCATGGCGGTAGCATCGGTCGGCGCCGTAAGAGCTTTCAAGGTAAGCGAAATACTTATTAAGTCTAGGGTTGGTATAACCGTAAACGGAATGACGGGCTTTAGAGAATCGCCCACAATACAAAACATCAATGCAAAGGCTGGCTGGAATCAGACCGGCAACGACGCCAACGGAGTACTGTCTGTTTCGATCTACACTAGCAGCGGCAGCGAAGTCACGCTCAAGACTCTTAGGTATAGCGCATTCGTGCTGGAGTACAGCGACAGTCGCGGAGCCAGTTGGACGCAGTTTCCCGAAGTGTTTGCTATTGCCGGCATAACAGGAGAAGAGGTTTACAACTATTTGCGCACTAATTTTCCGTCTTACAAAAGGTGGGAACGCAGGCTAGTGCCCATAACAAGCTGGGAAATTCGCAAGGACAGCTTTAACAGGATCGTGGTTCTCGACACAAATAGTAGCGGAGAAGTGAGCACTACGGCGGGAGGGGTCACTGTTACCACGACTGGATACGTCATCAACCCAACAGAAGAAAGCCATCGCAAAATATCGCAACTTGAGCCATCGCAAAACATTGGCTATGGCTGGTCTGACTGGGATTACAGTTCGATGTTTGACGGTTACGCAAGATTCGCGGAAGCGTTCCCGTATGACAATGTGCAATCATCGGTCGGCAATGCGCCAGAGCACGAAATTGCGCAAGTCAATTATTATGATGACCTTGACGCCGTTCCCTCCTACGAATCGCTTTGCCCGGTAGGACTGAATATAATGGCTTCGCTGGAAATCAGCAGCCTTGCATCTTTCAGCGGCTTTTGTAACAATGGCTATGAAATGCCAAGGCTGCTAAACAATGACAGCAAAGGACCAAGCCATCTCTTCCCGGACTGGTTTCGCGAATTGATGACAAGCCCCGGCATTGGCGCTTTGCCTCGCACGCAACTAGCGCAAGTCGATAGACCCAGCTTCCAGGAAGCAGCGCAATGGTGCCAGGACAGAGAGTATTTTTACGATGCAGTAGAAGATGAACCGCTAAACATTCTTGACTGGGCGTCGGAAACAGCTTTAGCGCACTTGCTTAAAGTGGTGCGACTAGGTGGTGTTTATTACCTCAGGAAAGCAATCGAGTTTGATGAGCCACTTGATATTAAAGCTCAATTCAACAATGGCAACATTGAAGAGGGTTCTTTTAGACTGAATAGTATCGACTACATGACAAGACAGCCATTTATTGTGCAAGTTAAATGGCGAGAAGAGTCAACCGGCGCGGAGGCTCCACTGTTTGCTAGGGAGCGCGTGGCAATGGTGCGGATGGCAAGCACTAATGTTAATGCGCCAGTCAAAACGCTTGACCTTTCAAAGTGGTGTACGAATTACAAGCAAGCAATCGACGCAGCCTGCTACTACATTCGATTTGTAACGATCCACGATCACCAGATTAGTTTCAAGACGACGCCAGACGTACTAGCGGCCCAGCTCCGCTCTGGCAGTTTCTTTATCATGGATTTTGACGCCATCAGCTATGCTACTTCCTTTCAGGGCTTTGTACAACAAGACGGAACAATTATTTCGACTCGCCCATGGCTGATGCCGGCGGGTAACGCAACTTATAACGCAATAACTTGGGACATGGAAAGCGACCCGCAGGAGCAGCAAATTACTGTACTCAATGGCAAGGCTTCTCCTGTAAGCCGCTTTTTTGCCATAAGAAGCAACTCGGTCAAGCCGCGTGTTTATGAGATAAAAAAAGTGAACATTGACGGCGAAGGAGTTATCACTATTGATGCGTTCCATCATCCCACCGACGTAAACGGCTTCAGCCTGCTTGGGGTAAACTGGACAACATATCAGACTGACGCAAATTGGGTGATTGAGCTATGAATATCATTAACGCATTGCCAGGAATTGTGCCAACGACCAGAACGTTTACGATGGGCCAGTGGCCGCAAAAGCGCATGAAGATGCGCAATGGGCGCATAGTTCGCTGGGGGCTATGCAATAAGCCGTCAGGCGACAGAATGGAGCTTGCGTGGGAAAATATCACTTACGCGCAGGCCGAGCAGCTTTGCGCGGTGTGGGATGATAACTATGGAATTTATGGCTCGCTTTCTCAGGCCCCGTCAATACCGCTGACGCAAGAAATTCTAGCCGGTACTAGCGGAGGGCTTAAGGCCATGCTGACACTGCCGTTTCCTGGCTCAAGTTGGCATTTTGCGGGACCGCCACGGGTTCAAGCCGTTAAGGCAGGGCGCTGTAGTGTTAGGATACCGATTAAACTAAGGGCTGCAGCTATTTACACAACATGACGCTTACGCTGCCGGCGTACACTCCAAGCGACTGGGAGCTGATACTGCCTGGCTACCCTGTCATTGCCGCCAACTTTCGATCCGTATCATACCCGGACGTTCTTGGTTCGCTGCCTAGTGAATCTAGGTGGAGGCTAACCTATGAAAACATGACCAACGCAGAAGCGCTTGCGCTTTTGTTGCCATGGAAGGCCACCGGCTGCGGGATGTGGCCGCTTGACCAACTGCCGGCAGAGACAGCAGGAGGCGTAGACAATGTAGATTTTAGGAAAAGGCTTACGGGCATAAGGTGGGCGATCGAAAAAGAGCCAGTCATGCAATCAGTAAAGAATGGCCGCTTCACTGTTACGATTGAGCTGATCCACGAATTAAATCTTGAGATAGGGCCTTCGATCGAAAATCCGGTAGAACCTGACGAACCAGTGTTTGGCCTTAATGCGGCTCCACGCGAAGAAGAGTTATTCGATGGGCCTTACGTTTTGGGTTATTATTTTAGCACAGACTTTGACCGACAGCTTACGCGCATAGGAATCTACAAGCCAAGGCAGTCCGGCGTCAACCAGCCGTCTACCCAGGATCACTCAGTTGGGATATGGGATGTTACCGACTACTACGCTCCTGTGCTCATTTGGCAGCAAGACTTCCCAACGTCAGCCGCTTGCGTTGCAGACCCCACCCCGACCGTGGCGCCTTATTACTGCTGGTTTGACATTGTTAATGGCCCGGAGCTTGGCGCAAACGTCAGTTACGTTGTGGCCGCTACTTGGAATGAAAAATCTCCGGTAATAGTTCCAACAAATGTTGTTGATGTTCTTGTTCCAGGCTTTAAGTTGAATACAACAGCCGCCACCCAGCAAGGCGCAGTTACCGACATGCTAATTGATCTTGACAGCGAATGGTATTACTTTCCAAGCGAAAGTTCATTCCTGCTTGAAAAAGGCTTTCTTACTGTAAACATGGTGCTGTCTCCAATAGCCTAGCGCTTTTGTATTTTTTGCCAAAGTCAGCCCTTGCGCTACAGTCCACACGGGGCAACCCTTCACCTTTCACTGGAGCTACTTAACCATGTCCGTTCTTGTTGGCTCCGATGGAGCAGCGCAAATTGATCTTGGCGGCGGCATAAAGTATGTCGCCAACATATTTTCATGGACCGCAAGCATGAAGCGTGACATGCTATCTCGCACAACGCAAGCAGACGAAGCCGAAAGGCGTACCGGCGGCCTAGCTGATTGGACTGGCGACTTTAGCTTTAAGCTACAATTCTCCGACGATACAGCCACTGCGCAAAGCGCATGGCAAATGCTTAATTTTGCATATAGCAACACAGACGATGACTTGAAGGCTGAACTTCGACTTATCCTGCAATCGTACAGGCTGCCTCCTGACTACGATGTTTTCAGGACAACTGTTTCAGGCATTATCCAATTAGCTGGCACAATCGTTATCGGTGATGTAAGCCTAGATTGCACTGATCCCGAGCAACCGATTATCGCTAAAGCCTTCTGGGGCGGTGATGGAGCGCTGGCCCTGCAGCGTGCTTGATCCTTGACGGCGGCCGGCAATCGGCCCTATGGTATGCGGGCACGGTCAGGCTTACGAGTGTTCGGCGGACAGCAGGAGCGAATTGGCAAGTTAGAGAGCGGCCTGGTTCGGCTTGAGGTGACCGTCCAGCAACTTGCCGGCGTAGTGTCAAGCGAGCATACGACAAATCAAGAAATACGGAAGCAGGACAGAGAAGAATTGAAAGAGCATGTTAACAGAATGGACAAGTCGGTTACCGTTTTGACAGAAGAGATAAAGAAAATTGCCGAACGAACAAGCGCAGTTGACAACAGCGTATTGGCCAGGCAGTCGCAAGCGAGCGGTGCCGTTGATGCGGCAAAATGGATCGCCGGAACACTGGCCACTGTACTGGGACTGGTGCTTACCTATCAAGCTGGTCAACGTGGCACTCATTATGAGCCAGAGCCGCCAGCGCCACAATATAGCGAAAGAGCAAAATGACACAATCTACCACGATCTCAGGACGGCCGAATGCAACGTTGCCGCTTAGCGGCACTGAGCGAATCCCGATGGATCAGGAAGGCGCAATCGTGTCGGCCGGTGCGTTTGTTTTTGGCCAGCCGTACAAGATTGCGAGCCTCGGAACCACGGACTTTACGCTAATCGGTGCTACCGCAAATACAATCGGCTTAATCTTTGTGGCGGTTGGCGCAGGAGCAGGAACCGGCACTGCCGCTACGATGACGACCGTAGACGCAACCGTTCAGGACGTTGCAAGCCTGGTATCGGCGGGGGCGCTGCCGGTCGGGGGGAGCCCTGGCGACATTTTGATGAAAAACGACTATGCTAATGGCGCGGCTGGCTGGGCCGGCACACTTGACGGGGGAACCTTTTTCTAATGGCGCGTCTTCAACTTAAGCGAGGCATTAAAGCCAATTTGCCCACTACGGGCATGTTGGCAGGCGAGCCTCTTGTTACAACTGATCGCGGCACCCTGCATGTGGCCATTAGCGCTACCGCAAAACTGCCGGTAGTGCCCGCGATTGACGATCTGGCCACGCTTGCCGCTGTCAGTAGCGCCGAAGACCTAATTCTTATCCATGATGCGAGCGAAAACGCAGCGCAGAAGGAAAAGAAGATGACCTTCGACGCCTTTAAGTCTGCGCTAAACATTCCACTTGGGGCCAGCGACGAAAAAGTTGCTGTAGTGAGCGGCGGTACGTCCGGCTACATTTGGGGCACGGACGGCACTAATGGCATAATCCGCCTAAACAGTTCTTTAAGCTGGGTAAAGGATCCAGGCAACGGTTTTGTGACTATTGCCGTTGAAACTGTGGACGGGGGTACGTTCTAGTGCCACGGCAGCATCTAATCAAACTTCGCGTAGGGAGCGGAGTTCCGGCTGCTGCCGACTTTCAGCAGGCCGAGCCAGCATGGGACGCGACCAACAAGCGGCTTTACCTTAAGGCCGCCGACGGAACGATGCACCGGGTAGGGGGCGGCGCTATTGCCGACTCTGGACTGACTCTCGCTACAGGCCGCCTCCTGCTTCGCACTACAGCGGGAGTTGGTAACGTAGAAGAAGGAGCGGTTAGCGGAGGCTTAGTGCTCAAGGATGGCAAACTAGTACCAGGCGAGATCGTCAAGTTAAGAGGTTCAAATATAGGCGAAACTGGAATTGCGACTGGTAACCAAAAAGACGAGGTTCGACTAGATCGAGCCTTTACCGTGCTGGGCGTTTGGTGGAACTGCGCGCCTACTGCAATGGCTACCGCAAGCGCAAGCGATGCGAGGCCGTATATACGCACAGGCGCTGGCACTACATCCCTCGGCACCAAGACGAACATCCTCGCCACTGCCGGCAACACAGTATCTCTTGCGCCAGCGGTTCATACTGTGAACGCAACGGCCAGTATCAATGGGGGCACAATCTCTGGGTCTCCTGGAGATTTCCTGGGCTTTGACTATATATCACATGGCACAGGATCATCCGGCCACACCTTGACCTTCATTCTTGAGTATCCTTGATCATGGAAATCCTCACCAATCCAACTACCGGCGTCGAGTTCGACAATCTTACCGGAGACAGCATCAAAAGGTTTGTAGCCGCAGAGCTTAGTGGCGTCGTGCGCAACACAAGCGGAGTCAAGTGGCCCGCTGGCGATGGTTTCGTACACAAGCAGCCGTATGAGTATTTTGAAGTAGTGCCATTTACCGGCGTAGAGTATGACGCTCAAAAGTTCTACGTCAGAACCGAGCAAGTCCTGGAGCGGTTTGTCCCAAATCCTCCAACAGGTCACCCCCAGGGAATTTTCAAAACGGTCCAGACACTTCACCTGCTCCCAAAAGCTGATCTTAAAAATAACGCCTTGGAGCATTTCAACCAAGCGCAAAATAGGGTTTGGCCGCAAGACCCTAGCTACGACAAAGTGCTTTCTATCGCGCAAAAAGCGCTTAATTCTTCAGGGTCAAGTAATCCTGAGATCGGAACGCCAGAGTTTTATGCGGAGATACTCGAAAAAGATCAGAGAATAGAGGCGGCATTGATAAGCAACAGGGTTAGACTGGAAGAGTTAAACCGGGAAATTGACGCGCTACAGGTTGACGAAAACGGCGATCTTGAGCTAAATGCAAGCGGACAGGTCATTACCTCGCCCAACAGTATCGACTTTGCCCGAATGCTGACAGCCGACGAAAGCGGTTGGGTCGATGGTGTCGCCTAATGGATGGCTGCTACCGCCGCCATGGCAGCCTGCTACGTTTAACCGACCAAACAAAAGGAGGTTTCCTGTGATTGGCCCGTATCGAAGAAGGCCAGATAGCGTGCTATGGACCCTCGCGGACACTCCCACCGAGTTACTGCTGCTGCCGAACGAGGCGAGCACAATCACGATCACATCGGGAGCGGTAAGTCAGATACGAGATTTTAAGAACAACGGCCGGGTATTTGACGGCGCCGCCGGGAGTCGGCCAACAATCACACCAAATGCGCTAAATGGTAAAGCGAGCCTTACCTTTAGCGGCTCACAATGGCTGACTTTTGCTGGCCTGGTACAGGTATTCAATTTTCTCCACACAGCAGCCGGCGCAGGTTCGACGGTTGTTGCCGTGTGGAGAGCTGGGATAGTTGCAGATCCCAACGCAGTCTATGCTTTATTGGGGAACAGTGCCCTTCTAACAGCAAATCACGGGGCTGCCATAGTTTATAACGACACGAGCGGCAGGAACGATGTGATATCTGCTCAAATCGTGCGCGGGGCCTCTGGCTTCCCTACAGCCCAGAATTTATCAGGGAACGGTGCGCACCCAGCAAATACAGCGACAATCCTTGTCCATACATCCAACCCCGCTGCGCTACTTCCAGCAGATAGGTCAATACTGAGGGTCAACGGTACGGAAATCAAAAACAATATAGCCACAAATACCGCCTCTACGGCAAACGCTACATTTCCGTTGCAGATCGGGGCAGCCGGCAACAATGCATTCCCGCTGGTCGGGGAGGTATCCATGCTTAGCATTTTGCCGCCTGGTACTACCCAAGACACGATCCTGCGGGCGGAAGGCTACGCCGCCGGCCCGGTGGCGGGATGGGACCTGCAGGACAGGCTGGTTGCAGGTCACCCCTACAAGTCAGCCGCCCCAACAGTCTGACCCGCCACCATCCCCCTTGACCCAGCCATGACACAAGCCAACTCCAAAATTAACACTGACGTAAAAGCAATCATCGGACTTATCAGTGCGGCGGCAGTGCTAGTTGCGCTCGCTGTCTCAGGGCGCCAGTACATCAGCGAGTGCCGTGCTGCCGGCGGAGAAGTTGACCAGTGCTGGGACAAGGGGCTCGCAATCGCAGGCATGGGAGCCGGTGGCCCGCTAAGTGCTGGCGTAGTGCTAGGCTACATTGTCGGCACTGCTGGCAAAGAAAAAGAAAAAGCAGATAAATACAAGGAAGGCTACTGGACGCTAAACCCTGATCTCCGCGACGACAACCAGCCATGACACGATCCATTCGATCATTTGTCAAACACACCAATTTCGATCTGCCGCATCATATTGCATTCTGGAATGCAGTTGAACGCGCACTGCCTGCCGGTAGCCTGGATACCGATGGCAGGCTGGGAAGCATTTGGG